GACCGGGGGAAGGGGGAGCAAATGAGACCCATCGATGCAACCCGAGTAGTAGACGGCAAGCGCTACAACACCGCGACCGCGACACTGATCGCAGGCGACGATTACTGGGACGGCCATAACTACGAGCGCCGGGGCACGAACGTGTTTCTGTTCCGCACTCCGAAGGGCCGGTATTTTACCCAGTCCCGCACACAGTGGCAGGGCGACGACGATGGCAGGCTTGAGCCGGTAAGCGTGGACGAGGCTATTAACCTCTACACCCACCAACTGCGTGAGCACGAGATGCCATTCGAAGATGCCTTCCCCGCCGTGGAGATTGAGGAGGCGTAACCCTCCCTCCCTCGGCCCCCTGCTCACCGCCCCCTCGGTGAGTGGGGGCGCCTTTTCTTGTCCGGTGGCAGGATTATGCTTGACAGGATGGTATCTATGGGCGTATGGTGGCAGAAAAGAGGGAAGCCCGAGTGGACGGACTTCCCAAGACGGAAGGAGTAGACATGGTACCCCAACCGCAATCCCAGTCTAGCACGGCGCTAAGCCAAACGCACGGTTCGCTTTTCTGGCATCTTCAGACCTGCCACGATTTCCACTGTCCCATCTGTAACCGCTTGTGCGATGACCGTCATGCGGCTGCTGGCGAGTGGTGGCTGATTGTAGACCCTGAGCGGCGCATGGCCGTGAGGGCTGCGCTGTGAGCGACTACGCGGCGTTTCTGGAGGGGAAAAGGCACCTGGGAGACGACTACGGGTTTGTTCCTCTTTGGATGCCTGACTTTCTCTTCGACTTCCAGCAGTCCCTCATTGAATGGTCACTTCGCAAAGGCCGAGCGGCGATCTTCGCGGACTGTGGACTAGGCAAGACGCCGATGCAGCTGGTCTGGGCTGAGAACGTAGCTCGCAAGGCGAACAAGCCGGTCCTTATCCTGACCCCTCTGGCCGTGGCCGCGCAGACCTTGCGCGAGGCTGAGAAGTTCGGCATAGAGGCCGGTCGCTCATCAGACGGCACGGTTCGCCCGAACATCACTATCACCAACTACGAACGTCTGGTGCATTTTCACCCGGAGGACTTCGCCGGGGTGGTCTGTGATGAGTCGAGCATCCTCAAGAACTACGACGGCCGCACCAAGGCTACCGTCACTGAGTTCATGCGAACCCTTCCTTATCGTCTGCTCTGTACGGCCACAGCCTCTCCCAACGACTATACCGAGTTGGGCACGTCCTCTGAGGCTCTGGGATACATGGGGCACATGGATATGCTCAACTACTTCTTTAAGAACGAACAGAATACATGCAAGCCCGTGCTTTACCTACATCGGGGCCAGAACTTTCAGCGCAACTATGAGCGTGCTAAGTGGCGTTTCAAGTACCACGCCGAGCAACCCTTCTGGCGCTGGGTGTGCTCGTGGGCCCGCGCCCTCCGACGCCCCTCTGACCTGGGATACGCCGATGAGGGTTTCGATCTCCCGCCCCTCATTGAGCGGCAGACGGTCATTGATTGTGATCGGCCGATGGACGGCAAGCTGTTCGTGCTCCCGGCCGTGGGACTGCACGAGCAACGCCAGGAACGGCGCCTTACTATCACGGAACGCTGCGAGGAAGTGGCCCGCAAAGTAGACCACGATCAGCCGGCGCTTGTCTGGTGCCACCTGAATCCCGAGGGGGATTTACTAGAGAAGTTGATACCGGGCGCGGTACAGGTTAAGGGCTCACAGTCGGACGAGGAAAAAGAGGAACGTTTGCTGGCCTTCGCCAACGGAGAGGCCCGGGTGCTCGTGACCAAGCCCCGCATAGGTGGCTTCGGATTGAACCTCCAACACTGCGCGCATATCACCTTCTTTCCCTCTCACTCATACGAGCAGTACTACCAAGGCATTCGGCGCTGCTGGCGCTTCGGGCAGAAACGGCCGGTAGAGGTGGACCTCATTACCACTGAGGGGGAGCTGGAAGTTCTCAAGAACCTCCAGCGCAAGGCGCAAGCAGCCGACCGGATGTTTACCGAACTGGTAGCTCACATGAACGACGAGCTACATCTTCGGCAAGACAACCCATACACACAAGAGGAGAAGATACCGGTATGGCTGTAATCGAGCAGGACATCAACGATCGCTACGCTATCTATCTCGGTGACTGTAACGAGGTCATGTCGAAGTTGAAAAGCGGGAGCGTGCATTTATCAGTGTACTCCCCGCCGTTCGGTGGCCTGTATCACTACTCGTCGAGCGAGCGCGACCTGTCTAACTGCCGCAGCTATGACGAGTTCTTCGAGCACTACGAGTTTGTGGTTAAAGAATTGGCCCGCATAACCATGCCGGGACGCATCAGTTGCGTTCACTGCATGGACGTACCCAGCGGAAACACCGGCAACGATCATCTGCGGGACTTCCCAGGCGACATTATCCGACTGCATGAACGCATGGGTTTTCACTACATCGCTCGTTATCACGTCTGGAAAGAACCGCTCGGAGTACGCAATCGCACGATGGTTAAGAACCTCGCTCACAAGCAGATTGTGGATGATTCCTCTCGCTGTTCCGTGGCGAGCGCTGATTATCTGCTGGCGTTTCGCAGGCACGGCGATAACCCCATCCCCATTGCTCATCCCAACGGCCTCCTGAGCTACGCCGGTGAACGGCCTATCCCTTCCGAACTATTCCCCTACCGCGGCTGGAAGGGCAACCAGATAGAGAACCGTTTCTCGCATTGGATCTGGAGACAGTACGCTTCAGCCTTTTGGGATGACGTCCGTATCGGCCGGGTGCTCCCCTTCAAACAAGCCAAGGATGATGAGGACGAAAAGCACGTCCACCCCTTGCAGCTAGACGTGATCGAGCGGGCCGTGGTGCTCTGGTCAAACCCGGACGAGATTGTGTTCACCCCGTTCATGGGCGTGGGCTCCGAGGTGTATGGGGCACTCATCAACGGCCGGCGCGGTATCGGGGTGGAACTGAAACCGTCCTACTACCGGCAGGCTCAGCGCAATCTCCAGTACGCCATAGACGGATACACCGAGGGGCTAGAACAAATGGCCCTAATAGACGATGACGAAGAATGGCTTCCTGCGGAGGTGTCGGCATGCTAGTCCGCATCGACCCGTACTACCATCCCACGACGCGGGAGCGGTACTTCCAAGAGTTGGTCCGCGCTCAGCGTGACGCCGACCGCATCGCCCGCAAACGCAGGCTGGCCCGCAAGCGTTGGCGCCGGGAGCATCTGTATCCCTGGCTGCTGGCGATTGCTGCGGGGGTTTGTGTGCTCATAGGGATCATCGACTGGGAGGCGGTGTGGTGAGAGTCGGCAGCCTCTTTTCGGGCATCGGTGGCTTGGACTATGGCCTAGAGCGCGCCGGCATGACCGTGCGCTGGCAGGTAGAGAACGAGCCGTACTCCCAGAAAGTGCTTGCCAAACACTGGCCCGATGTGCCCCGCTATGGCGACATCAAGGAGATCGATCCGAATGACCTCGAACCCGTTGACCTCATCTGTGGGGGGTTTCCCTGCCAGCCCGTCAGCCTCGCGGGAAAACGACTCGCCCAAGCCGACGAGCGGTGGCTCTGGCCCGAGTTCTTCCGCTTCGTTCGCGTACTACGACCCCGCTTCGTGCTCGTGGAAAACGTCCCAGGTCTCCTTTCTGCCGGAATGTCAGACGTACTCGGAGACCTGGCCGCGAGCGGGTATGACGCGGAATGGGATTGCATACCAGCGGCCGCAGTTGGTGCCCCGCACCTGCGTTACCGGGTCTGGATTGTTGCCTACCCCGGTGGCGGGCATGGCCGACCGGGGCGACCGGGGCGACCTGAATACAGCGGTCAAGGGTTACAAGAGCAAGCACACCCGCATGTATCCAACGCCCAAATCTTCACCCAGCGGCCCGGACTTTGCGCGGGCAGGTCGGGACGGGAGCGGGGGAGACGATCTGGCGACAGCGATAGCCCGCATGTATCCAACCCCGACTGTCGCTTGTGCCACTGGGGGCCAGACGAGCAGGGGCGGGGACAGAAAGGACGAGCCGCTACTTGCGGGAATCGTTGGTGGCCAACTGAATCCGGCATTTGTGGAGTGGCTCATGGGGTTCCCGCTCGCGTGGAGCGACTTAGAGGACTAGGCAACGCCGTAGTACCCCAGGTGGCCGAGTGGATCGGTCGCAGAATCATGGAGGCTCAGTTGTGAACCTACCACGCGAAATCATCAAGACCCTCATTCTCCTGCTCGTGCTGGCGCTGCTCGTGGTGTTCGTGCCGGGGGGTGCGTGGTGACTAAGACGTGCTCACGGTGCAAGCAGACCAAGGACGTGAGCCTGTTCTCACGGGATCGCAGTGCTCGGGACGGCTACCAGAGACAGTGCAAGGCATGTCGGCGGGAGTCGCGCATCGAGGGCAAGGGCAAGGGCTACACGCTCTACGAGGCCGGAGAGCTGCGCTGGATGCCCGAGCACATTCTCCTGGAGGAATGCCCGCGCTGGCTATTGCAAGAGGCGCTTGGCATCGGTCACAACACCGCGTACCTGCTCAAGAGTAATCCGTGGGACCCACGCATCAGCTTTCAGGAACTTTGGAATGACGACGCGGTAAGACGGGTCCAGCAGTACCTGGAACGCCTGGATGCTATGGGCGTTGGCAGGATCACCCGCTGCAAGGCAACCAAACTGAAAGGGGAGGCCATAGAGAAAGGAAAAGAGGCCGCTTTGCCGAGCGGCCCCAAAACAGTAGCAATGCAAGTGTAAGGGGAGAGAAATGAGTTTGTCAAAACCAAAGAGCTTTGGAGGGGTGACATGAAGCGATATGTCACCTATTCAGAGCTACGAACTAGACGGCGCTGTCCGTATAAGGGCTTTCTAGAATACGACCAGCGCCTATCGCCCGTCGTAAAGTCTCCGGGGCTACGCGAAGGAACCGTCATGGACGCCGGGCTGAACGCGCTTTATGACTTCTACAAGCGCACGGGACTCCATGATATCGACGTGATGCTTGCGGAGATCGACGAGGCCGCGACAAGAGAAGAGGCCCGTATCGAGTCCGCCGCCACACTCATGCAGGAAGAGTGGGAGGCCATCCGCGAGAAAACCCAACTGCTCCGGGACGTGGCAAGGCTCTACGTTCCTTGGGCGCAAGAGGCCGACGCGGGGCTGGAGGTTGTCACTCGACAACTAGAGGCCGACGTGCCGGTTGTCGCTCCGAGCGGGCGCTCATCCACCAAGTATCAGTACCGATTCAAGCCGGACGGCATCGTCGTCAAAGATGGGGAGCTGTGGCTCTGGGAAGACAAGGCTTGGAAGATCATCGATCAAGTCAGCATCAGTATGCTCCAGATGGACGAACAGTGCAGCATGTACCTGTGGGGGCTGCGGCAACTGATTAACCGGGGAGAGGCGCCGAAGGAACTACAGGAGGCCGTCGATAAGCACGGCCAGCCCGTGGGCGTTATCTACAACGTGCTCCGCAAGAAGCTCCCCACGATTCCCAAGCAACTCAAGGACGGCACCACGTCCAAGGACAAGGCCATCGATACCACCGAGGAAGTGTATTACCAGACGCTTATCGAGCGCGGCCAGGACCCGGTGGACTATGAAGAGATTCTCAATTTGCTGCATGAGAAGGGCAACACCTTCTTCATCCGGCAGCCGGTGTATCGGAACACTGCGGAGCTAGATGAGATCGGCAACCGCATTTACCAGGCCACCCGGCTGATAGCCGAGGGCCACACTTTCAAGAGCGTTGATCGAACCTGCTCCCAGTGCCAATTCCAGCCGCTCTGCCTGGAGTATTCCGATGATCTACTGCTCCACGGCTACCGCGTCCGCGAGAGGCGGCACGAGGAATACACGGAGGAGGCGGCATGAATCCCAAAATCACAAGCACCAAGGACATGTCGCTGGACTACGCCAAATGTGTCCTCTACGGCCCACCGGGGAGCGGCAAGACAACGGCCGGAGCTACCTGGCCGAAACCCCTGTTCCTCTCAGCCGAGTCGGGCCTCCTGTCGGTGAGAGACCGCGAGATCGATGTATGGACTATCGACCAGTGGGAGGACCTGGAGGAGGCATTCAATTTTCTCAAGCACGAAAAGCACGAGTACCTCTCCGTGGTGATCGACTCACTGACCGAGGTTCAGAAGAAACTCAACGAGTACATCGTTCGCAAGTTCCCGGCCGTCAAGCGGGGTTATAACGATCTCGTGAGTGAATCGGACTGGGGAGCAAACATTGACAAGATGAGGAAGCTCTGCCGGGCATTTCGTGACCTGCCGCTGAACGTGGTATTCATCACGCTCTCACAGGACGTGGAAGTCGACGGCGAGAACGTCACCCGTCCGGCGCTGAACGGCAAGACCCTCCCCGATGAACTCTGCGGTTGGTGTGATGCCGTCGTGTACTGCCCCGGACCCCAGAAGGACGAGGAAGGCCGGATTAGCTATCCCGGCCAGATCATCCCGTCCAAGGGGCGCAGGGCCAAAGTCAGAGTGCCGGACGGCGTGAACGTTCCGGCCGTCATTCCTCTGGGATTCGATGCCCTTCATCGGGTGATGTTTCCCGA